AACAGTTCAGGACTTACAGAAATGTTTGCCAATGGCTCAAGGGTGGCGTCAAGAACAGAACAAAATCCTAAAACTGTAACTGCAGGCGGTTACTTCCGCATAGGTGGTAACATATTTGGTGTAAGTTCAGGAAGTTATTCAGATGGTCCTAGATACTTTGGTGGACATCTTGATGAGATAAGAATATCAGATACGGTAAGATACAGTGGCTCAAGTTACACAGTGCCAACAGCGCCATTTGTAAATGACACAAACACAAAACTATTAATTCACGCTAACGGCTCAGATGGTTCCTTAGACTTTGTTGACGATAACGGACAATTTGGTGCATAATGCGTAGCAAGGAGAAAAACTAATGGCTTGGCCCTCAGGAACAAAAGCATCTACAGCCAATGTAGATCAAGGCAGTGATAAAATTAGTCTAGCAAGACCAGACATCAAACAGAATATTGATAATGTAAATGAAATAATTGATCACCTAAACATTAGTTCACCAAGCAATGGCGATGTGCTAGTTTATTCATCAAGTTCAGGCAAATGGGAACAGACAGATAAAGTTACACTAGGCAATAACAGTGCAATTTGTAAAATGGCAACGGCTAGACAAGACGTAGGTGGAGGCGTCAATGTTTTACCTATTGCAAGTTTAGATTATAACACAGGCTTTCTTACAAACAATTCAGACAGTGCAGGCGGACATAGATTTACACTAACAGCAGGCACTTATTCAATACAGTATTTGAGTCCTATAGGTGTGCCAGATAGTGCAGTAGATAGTATTGCTTTGTTCAATGCTACAGATAGTTCAACAGAATTTACTATCACCACTGTTGATACAGGTACAAGCGATGTAAGAAGTCACGTATTTGGTGTGTTTATTATTGCAGGCACAAAAGAATATGAATTTAGGCTTACAGGCGATGTTACAGGCGTATCTCAACAAATCTATATCAAGTTTGAAAAACTTGCATAATTTACCTGAGTAGTTTATCTTTAAGGCACATACAATAAATACATTTGTTAATTAACACGACGAAAACATACCTATATAGGAGACAAAAATATGTCAGCGGCAAGCAATTATATTGAGGATAGAGTTTTAGACTTTTGGTTGAAAAACAACTCTGCCTCTTCAACAGCGCCTACAAAAGTATATGCGGCGCTTTTTACATCAGGTGATTCAACTGGTGGAACAGCAGAAAATTTAGAAGCAGGAACTATTACAAACGAATGTGTTGGCGGTGCTTATCAACGTCAAGAAGTTACATTTGGCACAATTTCAAATGGTTCAGTAGCAAACTCAGGAAATATTACATTCCCAACAGCAACAGGCAACTGGGGTACAATTACACACATTGCAGTAATGGACTCAGATGTTGCAGGTTTTGGTGATAGTGCTGGATCAGGCAATGTTTTATTCTATGGTGCACTAACTACTGCTAGAGAAATTTTACAAGACGATACATTTCAAATTACTACAAGTAACCTAACTGTTACATTGGCGTAAGTCACTGTAGGGGAGAACCCAAGTGGCTGCTAGTGACTTTGTAAGTGGAATCTATGTCGCCAGCGATTATGTAGATAATACATATACTGCTGGTACCTATGTTGACCCAGGTTATGTCTCAGGCATAACTTTTGGATCAGCAACCCTTACCTCACAGGTTACTGTTAGTGTAAACGCAGGAACGGCAACAGACATTGCAAGACCTGTGCCAATTGTTGTAACAGCAACAGTATCAACGGACGCTGTTAGAACTAGGCGTGGTTCATCTACAGTAGGCGGTGTTCTTAACAGCACTGTTTCAGCAAGTCTAACACGCAAACCAACTGTAACACTTACAAGCACAGCCACAGTTAGTGCAGGCGGCACTAGAACACGAAATGTAGCAGTCAATATGATTTCTACACCAGGTGTTTGGGATGAACTGAATACTTGGGCACAGCCTACACAAGAAAGATGGCAGGTACTTGCCTGTGATGGCGATCTTGTTGTTGCAGGTAGTGCCACTGTAAACATAACAGCAACAATGTCTATCCAAGGTGATAGACGTTTGCAATTATTCAATCAATCATTAGACAGTGTTGCAACACAATCAGTTGATGCAACAAGAACAAGAAATAGAAGTTTCACACTAAACACTGTTTCAACAGTTACAGCAGATGGTGATAGAGTAAGAGTTGGTACTGCAAGTCTAAGTTCAACTGCAACACTATCAGCAGCCGCAGAACGTACTAGAAATGGTGCAACACTTGTTGCAACACTTGGTACTCTTACTGCTAGTGGTGAAAGAACAAGAAAAGGCACAGTCCTACAAGCAAGTTTAGGTACACTAACTGCTTCTGCAACCAAAGCCGCTGTTGTAAACAATATTTTATTAACCTCAACTGCAACACTATCAGCAGATGCTGAAAGAACAAGGGTTGGTGCAACACTTGTAGTCAGTTCAGGTACACTAAGTGTAGATGGCGTAAGAGTAGTTGAATTCCGTGATGTACGAATGCCAATGGTTGCAACTGTAACAGCAGTAGCAAGAAAAGATTCACAAGGCACAGTTCTACAAGTGTCCACTGGCACAATGTCAGTAGATGCATTTAGAACAAGAAACTTATCAACTACACTAACACCAACATTTACAGTAAATGCAAATTCAACACTTGTTACAGGACAAGCAACACTACCTGCTATTTCAACAGTTAGTGCAAGTTCTACATTTATAAGAAATGCTACTATCAATGCCCTAAGCACTGCAACAATTACAAGTAGAGGTACAGTTCTTACAAGAGGTAGTGCAACAATAAACGCATTCAACAGTGTGTTATCAACACTTACTGGATATAGGATTGATCCTTATAGAGTGTTTGCTGTTAAAAGTGAGAACAGAACACTACTAATTGAAGCAGAAACCCGCAAAAAATCCGTAATTAGTGAGAATCGTGTAAATACAATTGAAGAAGAAACGAGAGTTTCTAAAATTAAGAGTGAAACTAGAGAATTAACAATCCAGAACCTAACACTGGTTAATGTGGCGGGCGATCCTCTAGATACAAGGAAATAAAAATATGCCAAGTTTAACAGGATTCCAAGAAGATAGAGTAGGCGCTTTTATTGAAAAAGATCCGTATTCTATTTTAGACTATTCATTAGATTGGAAAGATTGGATGCCATCAGGCGATCATATTAGTTCTATCACGGTAACAGCAGATACAGGAATCACAGTAGACTCATCAACAAATACAAATTTCGTAGCAACAGCAAATATTTCAGGCGGCACAGCAGGCACTATCTATAACATAGAATTCAAAATTATTACAACAAATGGATTGCGTGATTCAAGAAACTTTAGAATTAAAGTAGTAGAGAGACAAGCCTAATGAGTGAAGATAAACAGAAAAAATATAAAACAGTAGACAGAGATCTAGTTTACAAACTAGCCTGTATTCAATGCACACCAGAAGAAATTGCTGAAGTGGTTGGATGTAGTCCTACTTCACTAAAAAAGAGATTCAAAGCACTTTTAGAAAAAGGTAAAGAAACAGGCAAGCAAAGCCTTAGACGTGCTATGTGGGAAAAGGCAATCAATGGTGATACAAGAGTGCAAATATTCTTATCTAAACAATATTTAGGTATGAAAGATTCACCAGAAGATACACAAAACACACAGCCTCTTCCTTGGGAGGACTGATGCCACTAAGCCATCCACAAAAAGAAATTTGTTCAAGTGACAGTCGCTTTCGCGTGGCTGTAACAGGACGTCGTTTTGGCAAAACACACGTGGCTATGAGAGAGTTGGCAAAATTTGCAAGTATACCAAACAGCCAAGTATGGTATGTAGCACCAAGTTACAGAATGGCTAAAGGTATTGTTTGGGATCAATTGAAAGGCAAACTAAAAGACTTGCGTTGGATTGATGCTAGTAATGAAGCAGAATTAAAATTAAGATTAAAGAATGGAAGCGTTATACACCTTAAAGGTGCAGATAATCCAGACAGCCTTAGAGGTGTTGGATTGAACTTTATTGTAATGGATGAATTTCAGGACATAGATCCTAGGGTATGGACAGAAGTATGTCGTCCCACACTATCTGACAAGCAGGGACACGCACTGTTCACAGGAACACCGCGCGGAGTAGGATCTTTTAGCCACGAGATGTATTCAATGGCTTTGACGACTGAGGGGTGGGATGCGTGGACTTATACAACACTGGATGGCGGCAATGTGCCTTCTAATGAAATTGAAGATGCAAGACGTGATATGGATGAAAAAACATTTCAACAAGAATACCTTGCAACCTTTAACACATACAGTGGTATGGTGTACTACAATTTTGATAGAGAAAAAAATCTTAAATCATATCCAAATCCAGACATTACTGAAATATACATAGGACAAGATTTCAACGTAGGCGCTCTTGCAAGTGCTATCGCTATAATTGAAAATGGTTGTGTATATTTTATTGATGAACTGTTACTAGATAGTTCAAGCACAGAAGACACTTGTGATGAACTAAGACGCAGATATCCAAACAGTAGAATTAACATTTTTCCAGACCCTGCAGGCAAACAAAGACGTTCAAGTGCAGGTGGTAAAACAGATATTTCTATTTTACAAAATGCAAAATTCATTGTGCAGGTTAGAAATAGCCACACTCCTGTACGTGACAGAATCAATGCAGTAAATAGTAAACTAAAGAACGCAAGGGGAGACATTGGACTGTATGTTGATCCTAAATGTAAAAACATTATAAACAGATTAGAAAAAATGGTATACAAACCAGGTACTAACGTCGTAGACAAAGACGGAAAACTGGATCATATGGCAGACGCAGTAGGCTATTTGGTTGATTTCCTATATCCAGTTCGCACTGAATATGCACCACAAGAACCACAAAGATGGGCATTCTCAGGTAACAAACAAAATGCAAGGAGATGGAACTAGATGCCCGTTATTAGAGACAGAGTAACTAAGGGTGATTCTAACTTAGCCATTGATTACATAGTAGAGGCACATCCTGCCTACAAGCACTATCTTAATCGTTGGGTATTTTTAGGAGACTCTTACCACGGTGGCTATGAATATTTTCAAGGAAAATATTTAGAGCCCTACTATTATGAATCAAGAGATGATTATGAAAAGCGACTTAGAATGCTTGGACTTGATAATCATACTAAAAGTGTTGTTGGAATATACAACTCTTTTTTGTTTAGACGCGAACCTAAAAGAACTTATGGCACACTAGAAAACCTTCCAGGACTAAATCCTTTCCTTGCAGATGCGGACCTAGATGGAAGAAGTTTTGCACAGTTCTTGAGAGAGATGAGTGCTATGGCAATGGTATACGGTAATGTGTGGATTATTGTAGACAAGCCAAGTGCAGAAACACTTACAAGAGCAGATGAACTAAACCAAGGCATTCGTCCTTATGTGTCAATGTTTACACCAGACAATGTTTTAGACTGGCAATACACAAGACAAGCAAATGGTTTATACACACTAACATATTT